AGAAACGCACATTTCAAATCCATGGAATTCTGACTATACAATCAGTGGAAACACTTTGGTTCTTACTACTCAAATAATTAAAGTTGACGTGAAGAAAAAATCAATGCTTATGGTGTTTGAAAATAACGATTCTTTGCGATTAGTTAAAAATTAGTAAATTAGCTGAATGAAAACAGAAGAAAAAATAAAAAGATTAGAATCAGAACTTGAAATGCTAAGATTCGCAAAGGCTGGTGAAGATTTACGCGATGCATTAATTGAAGGAAACGGAATTTTTGGAATAGATTTCGGTAAAAAAGAAAGCGTTTCAGTTGCAGTTGAATTTGATGGTAAGAATTGGACTCAAAAAGATGATATTACAACAGTGGTTCATTGTGGTGAAAATCGAATTAAATTTTATGTGAACGGTGGTTTTGTTTGTGAATGTGAGGATAATATTAATTTTTCAAATCCAGATTTAACGTATAAAGAAATTACGGAAAAAATCAAAGAGCAACAACGAATTAATGAAGAATTAAAAAGTGAACGTTTAAACGAAAAAGAATTTATTAGTAAAATTCAGTCGCTTATCAAAGACTTTGAAGGGCAAAAATGGACAATAGAAGCCACTGATAAAATTTCAATGTCATTTTCTAATCAAAAAGAATACACAATTAAATTCATTAAATACGTCGACTAATGAAACGAATCGGAACATTTATCATTCATCTATTTGCAGGGCTTTTAGTTTGGGTGTTATACATTTGGTACAGAATAGCGATGTTTGTCGTTGTGACTGAGCCAATTCACACAATAGACGATTGGACTAAACCACACAAAACGGAAAAAGCAGAATACTGGACTATGCTTATTTTTGCATCATCATTTGTTGCTTTGTTTTATCTTTCAGTACTTCAAATGATTGGTTTATACTTCGTTTTACTTACATTAAATATCATAATTTATGCAATTTGGAATAAATTTAAAAAGAGAATTTAAAACAGCGTTATCAATTATCAAATTCGATATTTACAGGCTGTTCAACAAAAAGAAAATTGAGAAATCAAAGCAAGATGTGATTTTGATGTGTTCAGCCCAAATTGGTCAAGCGGTTATTCATCAACTTGCAGCTGAAAGAAGTTTTAGACGTGTTTTAACACTAAAATATCCACATTTGGAACACATTATTGACTCAAATATTAGTATCATAAACAACGCAACAGATGAACAATAGAGATTCACAAGAAGAACAAGAATTGAAGTATTTGAAATCAATCGACAACAACCTAAAATTCTTTTTCTGGTTAACTATTATAGGTTTGACCAGCGTATTTTGTGCGGTTCTTTTTGCACTGCAAAACGGTTTGTAAAATGGCAAAAGCAAAAGGACTTGAAATATCTGATATTCAAAAGCGATTTGCAGAAGAATACATAATTGACTGGAACGCTACTAGGGCAGCAAGAACGGCTGGTTATAGTGATAAAGGTGGGAACATACGTTTAACAGCGCATAACACGCTGAAATTACCACAAGTAAGAGCCTATATTGAAGAACTTCAAAAGGATATTTCAAAACTTGCTGGAATTTCTGCATTACGCAACGCAAAGGAACTTGCATCAATCGCTTATTCGAGCCTTTCGGATATTCATGAAACGTGGATTGAATTGAAAGATTTTAATGCTATTCCACAAGAACAAAAGTCTGCAATCGAAAGTATTGATACAAAAGTTGAAACACGTTTTAATGATAAAGGCGAACAAATTGAAGTAAAATACGTCAAACTAAAATTGCATTCCAAATTGAAGGCAATCGAAATGATAAACAATCAATTTGGATTCAACGCACCTACAAAAAGCGAAGTTAAAACAGATATGACCGTAACCGAAAAAAAGAAAGTTAAGTTTGTCAAAAAAACTGATTAATGGAAAATGATGAAGTTGTTTTTTCGGATAAAATTCAACCATTATTTGATTTGCTTACATGCTGGGATGATTTAAAAGAGTTATCGAAAGTAAAAAAGCGAACCGATAAACAGCAAACAGAATTTGAGTATTTAACAAAACTTTCAAAAGTCACAACCGTTCTTTTTTCTGGTGGTCGTGATTCATCAAAAACCTTTTCACTTTCTTGTTTTAACGTAATTGCTGCGGCTGATTATGATCATCGAATTTTGTACACTCGACAAACAATGTCAAGTACTGACAATTCAATTTCACAAGCCTTGAATGACCGTATTCAATTGCTTGGTTTTGGTGAAGAATTTGAATTTGCAAATAACAATTATACTTTAAAAGACGGTTCAAAAGGTAAGATTTCAATAACAGGGCAAAAAACCAGCGTTGGAACGCAAACCGCCAAATTAAAATCACTTGAAGATTATTCGATTTTTGAAACAGATGAAGGTGAAGAACTTGTTTCTTACGATGATTGGGTAAAAATCAAACGCTCAATGCGTGCAAAAGACGTTCAATGTCTTTCGATTATTACCTTCAACCCACCAACACGCGAACATTGGATTGCAACAGAATTTTATGAAGATGTTCCAGATGGTTTTAATGGAATAATTGGTGAAGTTCTTTACATTCACACAACGTATTTGGATAACGGCAAAGAGAACATGGCCGAACACAATTGGCGTGAATATGAAGAACTTCGTTTGCAATATGAATTGTATTTATCAACTCCGAAAAATGACCGCCCAAACCTTCCAAAATCAGTATTCAAGAAATACCAAAAATACAGGTATGAAATTTTAGGTGGTTTCAAAAAACAAGCGGAAGGCGTAATTTATGATGATTGGGAAATCGGTGAATTTGATGAAAGTTTAGGGCATGTTCACGGGCTTGACTTTGGTGTTTCTGACCCAGATGCGTGTGTAAAAGTTGCAGTTGATAATTCAGAAATGAAGATTTATGTAAAAGAAAACTTCTTTCAAAACAATCTTTCAACTGGTCAATTAGAAGAAATGCTTGAAACATTCGTTGGTAAAAGCGATATTATAATTGCCGATTCAAGTGCAAAACGTTCAATTAGAGATTTTTGGGAAAAGGGATTTGAAATTGAAAGATGTCGCAAAGGTCCAGATAGTGTGAAAAACGGTATTAAAACAATAAAATCCTATACAATCGTTGCTTCACCATGTTCTAAAAACGTACACAAAGCACTTAATAACTACAAATGGGCTTCAAAAAAAGGTGAAATTCCAGACCATGATTGGTCCGATTTAATGGATGCGATGCGTTATGCAGTTATTTACATTTTAGAAGGTGGTCACGGTGGTATTATTTAGAAACTGAATAATATAATAAAAAACTTTATATTTGTTTTTTAAAATAATTCTTTTATGAAAACTTTCGATTCAACAACCGTTCTTGCAGAACTTGAAAAGCACCAAACAACACAAAAATGGGTAATGGATGCACGTGAAAGAAGTGCAACGTTAAAAGCATTAGTGAACGGTGAAAACTTTTCTGAATTGCTGATTCAAGAAATTGAAAAAATCGAAAGTAAAGACCGTTCAATTGCAAGACGAAAATACGCAAAAGATATTCGTGACTTATTCGCAAGAGTAAACAAAAAGCGTGAAAACGTGTTTCAATCTTCTGGTGGTTCAGAAGAAATCAAAAATATAAGCGAAAAGCAAAAAGAAGATTTTTTAAAAATTCTATCTTCATTTAAAGGTGGTAAATCGCTTTTTAAATACCTTTCAGAATACTTTTTTCAACAGTTGGATATTGACCCAAATGGATTGATTTTTATTGAATACAGGACGGAACAAAACGTTTTAAAAGAAATTTATCCAACGTACAAATCAATTAATGATATTCGTCATTATGATGCAAACGGTCAAAAATGTGAATATGTAGTTTTTGAGCCAAAAAAGAAAATCGAAAACGGTCAATATTTTGTTGAATGGAGAATTGTTGATTCAACAACAGATTGGACAATTAAGCAGGTTGGAACAACGTTTGTTGTTGATATTGAAAAAACATTTACACATCCATTTGGTGAAGTTCCAGCGGTGATTTTGTCAGATTACATTGAAATAGGTAAACGTGATAGATTGAATACGCTTACAACGGTTCAAGAACTTGCAAAAGATTACGCACGTGACAAATCAATTCTGACTATTTACAAATTTCAAAATGGTTTTCCAAAACATTGGCAATACGTTACACAATGTCGTTCATGTCATGGCACTGGTAAAACAGGTCAACAAGGAAAATGTGATACTTGCAACGGTACTGGAATTTTAAATAAAAAAGATGTTACGGACCAAATAAGCCTTGCAACACCAAAAGAAGGCGACCCAGTAATTGCACCAAACATTGCTGGTTTTATTCAACCAGATTTAGCAACTTGGAAACAATACAAAGAAGATTTACGCGACTTTGAACGTCAAATTGATGATACGTTGTGGGGAACTGAAACAATGCAGCAAAGCAAAAACAACAATGAAACCGCAACAGGTAAATTCATTGATGTGCAACCAGTGACAAACGAATTGAATACTTTGACTGACAAGGTTGAATGGGTTCACAACACACTTGCAAACTGGGTTGCAAACGCTTTGATTCCTACAAAAAAGAAAGATGAAAAAGTATTTCACAAATCGTATGGCAGAAGATTCATCATTGAAAGTCCAGATGTGATTTTAGAAAAGTATGAAAAAGCACGTGTTGATGGTTCTGGAATTACGATTTTGGATAAATTAATGCAAGAATTTGTTTTGTCGAAATACAAAACAGACCCTTTGATGCAAGAAAAAATGTTAAAGAAAGCAATGGTTGAACCTTATATTCATTTTGATATAACAACTGTAAATGCTATTTTTGGCAAAGTTGAAGCGTATAAAAAAGCGGTTTTCAATGATTTCTGGGAGCAGGCAGACGAACAAAAAACGGTTGAAGAATTGAAGAAAGATTTTGATACTTTCGCAAAAGAAATGATGCTGAAAAACAATATCAAATTAGATGTTCAACCAGCAATAATGTAATTTTTAAACATAGATAAATGAGTAGATTAGTAGTTGCAACGCTTTATCAATTAGGGCGCGCAAATGGAAAGTTCACCAAAGAACAAAAAACAGTTTTACGTGAAAATGTAAAAGTTGATGAAGAACACGTTTTGGACGTGAATTTTGAACATGAAACATCTGGAAGATTTTACGTTATTGACGAAAAGGCAACAGAAGAAAACGAAAAACAGCGTAAAATTAACCAACAACGCAAAGCAGAAGATGCTGCAAAACGTTCTTTGAATGGCTTACAGTTAGTTGATGCGTTGGTTGCACGTGGAAATTCAATGGTAAACAAACCAGAAAAAGTTGAATTAACAGAAGAAGAAAAAGCAGAAAAAGCACGTATTGCAGAAGAAAAGAAAGCACAAGCGGCTGCAAATAGACCTGCAAAACCTGCAAAGAAACCAGCGGTTAAAGGACCAAGAAAAACATTACCGCCAACCGAGTAATTAAATCAATTCTACATAAAAAACAAATATGGCAAAAATCAAAATTGGAGGAAAGGAGTTTGAGGTATCAAACGAAGTTATAACTAAATCCATTGAAGAAAACGCACCGATTGAAATTGATGCAACTGATTTATCAATCAGAACAACAGATGAAGAAACAGCATTTGTCGCAAATCTTAAAACAACTTACCAAACAGCAGGCGTTGAAGTTGCGGTAAAAGAAGCAAAAAGAACTTTAGGATTAGAATTTACAGGGCGTTCAGTTGAAAACCTAATTGAAGCGGTTAAGACAAAAACACTGGAAGATGCTAAAATTGAACCAGAAGCAAAAGTTAAAGAATTGATGAAAGATATTGATACTTTGAAAGCTACAATCGGAACAGTTACGGCTGAAAAAGAACAAATCCAAAACCAATTTCACGGCTTCAAAACAGAATCAATTGTAAATAATACAATTGCATCTTTGATTCCAGAAAATACTGCATTACCAAAAGATGATATGACTTTGCTATTGAAGTCAAAATTGAAGTTTGAGGTTGATGAATCAAATCGAGTTGTTGTACGTGGTTTAGATGGTGAGGTTATGAAGAACCCAACAACGCTTGACCCATTACACGCGAAAGATGTTGTAACATCATTCTTTAATGACAATCCAATCTACATTAAAGGCGCAAGCGGTGGCGCTGGTGGTGGTGACAGCGGTTCTGGTGGTGGCAAAATCACAATTGAAGCATTCATTGATAAGAAAGCAAAAGAAGGTGTTGCACATACAGACCCAAAATTTTTAGCAGAACTTCAAGAACTGCAAAAACAAGGTTTAATTGCCGATTAAAAAATAAAAATTTACCTACAAAGAAAAATAATTAGTATTATTGCAACTCTGTTTATTATTTCTTTCGTTTTTCATGTCGGAAAAGCTATCATTTATTTGGTAGCTTTTTTGTTTTTAATGAAATATTGTTATATTTACAGAAGTATTAAAGGCAGTCAAACTTTTAAATACTTTAACAAACGTTCCATAAGCACGTACGTTGTTTGAAAGCTCCCAATAACAGTTGGGAGTTTTTTATGTTAAAAACTTTTTTTATTCAAATATTTTATATATTTGCAACAACGATGAAGGCAGTCGCTTTCAAGCCCTATGGTCAGACGACCAACAGAAAAGGTCGGTTGACCAAACAAATCAATTATTTCTTACTTTAATTTAAAAGCAAAATGGCAAATTATACAACAGCCAATCTTGTGAAAGCGCAATTAGCACTTTCGGGAGCAATGGCAAAGGCAGACACACGTTTTCGTGACCCAGCGGTTTGGAAGTTATTCCTTCGCAACACTGAAAACTTTTTTCCAAATTATCAAGCGTTAAGAACACGTGAAGACCGCGTTTTGGAGGCTAACTACTTCAAACGTTCGCAACGTGCATTAGGTGCTGCAAGAGCAGCAAACCACACTGGAAATCGTGGCGATTCTGGGGTTTTAGTTCCTTCATTTGCAACGAAAACTGACAAGTTTTCAATGTCATTGAAACAAGCGGATATTTCAGTATTCACGGCTCAAGAAGAACTTGACAATGAATTCATGAATACAATCGCAAACTTCATGGAAGGTTTAGATGCAGCGGCATCCGCAGCATTAACAGCGGCAAGAACAGGTGTTAACCCTGCAACCGCAGAAGGCACATTTGACGCTGCAAATGATGTGTTTGAAATCACAGAAGCAACAAATGGAAACCGTGCAATTCAAATTGCAAAGACTGTAATGGATATAAACAAATACAAAGGTCGATTGACTTTCGTTTGTGATTCTATTGCATTTAACCGTTTTCAGTATTTAGCAGCACAAGGAGCGCAAAACTCAACAAACTATTCATTCCAGTATGTTGGAATTGATTTTGTTCATGACCCAGCGTTAACAGCAGCGGCATTGGTAATTGATGTTACTTACACGAAAGGTTTCTTCCAAGTGATTCCAGAAAACATGATTGGTGCTTTGACACACATTCCAAAGCAAAATCGTGAAGGTAGAACAACATCAGTAAATATGTATTCAGCAATAAACAACCCATTTGATGGATTGCAATATGCTTTACATACTTACGAAACACGTGCGGATGATGGAGCAAACAACGGTTACACACAAGACGTTGTTACGCAATTTGAAGTTTCTTTAGATGTTGCGTTGGAAGTTGCACCGTTATCAACGGCAACAGAATCACCAATTTTTGCGTTCGCATTAGTTTAAAAAGATGTTTGACGTTACTAAGATACAAAATGGTTTAACTGGGTTGGTTGCTTTGCGCCAACCCACGCAAACCGCTTATGACAGGCTCTTACCTGCTCAATATCTGTCAACGTCTGGACTTTTTTTGGATGATGTTGAACATTTCAGATTTGAATATTGGGTTGATTCACAAAATGACGCTACAATTTCAGATTCTGATTTACAAACTACGTGGTCAAATTTAGAAGCGTCAACGATTGCAAATGTGATGGCACGTGTATTTAATCGACCAACTTATATTGACAGAAATTTGATTTATTCAAATCCTTTTGATAGAAATGAGTTGGTAACATTGTCAACTAATCCTGCAATGTTTTACGGTTACGAAATTAAAGTGAGTGACAAAAAGAATGTTGCTTTTATGATTTCAAACGTGCGAATTGAAGCATCAACAACCGTTGCTGGAAGTGTTTTAACGATAAACCTATTTCACAGTTCACAAGCGTTGCCAATCAAAACAAAGAGCGTTACATTAACAAATAATGGAACGCTTCAAATTGAACGTTTAGATTGGTACATTGATATGAGTGATAACTACTATAAAGGTCAATTTTATATTGGTTATGATTCACCAGCATTTGAATTTAAGCCGTTCCAAAGGAATTTCGAGCGTGCGGATATTCAAAACAATATTGCTGAATTAGAAATTAGGCGTTGTGAAAATCTGGGAGCGTTTTCAAACCTTGAAAATGTAGATTACACGGACACGCATAACGGTTTAAACTTTGATATTACAGTTTATAACGATTATACTGATTTAATTCTGCAAAACAAATTCATTTTTGCACGTGCTATTCAACTTCAATGGGCTTCAAGCATTTTGAGTTCAATTATAAGTTCAAGCCGTTCAAACAGAAATGAACGAATTGCAAAAGAAATGATTAGTTTGATTTTGTTAACGCTGGAAGGTCAAAGCGGTTTTGGGTTGCAAAGGGTAAAAGGTTTGAAAGAACAAATTGCAGGTGAATTGACACGCTTACAAACTGAAATTGACCAAATTATTAACGGGTATTTCACTTCTGAAATCGTAATGACAACAACATGCTAAACAGGAAAACAAACCCAGTTGGAATTGATAAGGTGATAGATAATTTACAGGTTTTCTTGTATCAATTAGCTATTTCGACAAATAACACATGGGAAAGTTATCCAAGAGCGTACAAGAACCCAAAACGATTTGATGAACGTGGATATATTCCAGAAGTTTATCTTGCAACAGGCGAATATAAAGAAGTGTTTTTTGATGATTCAATGGATATTTCTACATTCTTTGTTGTTGGTGATAGGCGTGAAATTGGTAATGGGAAAGTAACCGCACCATTATCTTTGATTTTACAATGTAACCTTACAAAATTATTTAATTCCGTTTCACATAGGGCTGACGAAGAACTGATAAATATGTTTTGGGACAAATTGAAATCATTCACATTAGGTGCAAAATGCGAAAGCATTGAAACGTCAATTGATGCCGTTTACAGTGAGTTTTTCAAAGGTCAAGTAAAATATGATGACTTTGGAAGTTCATTTGTTTGCAGGTTCAATATGACAGCAACATTTGAAAGTCAATGTTGTGATAATTGTTAAATTTTTAATTTTCAACTAATATGGAAAATTGCACATGTGCAGGAACTTCATACGGTAACATGGGACCAGAAAATTGCCCTGTTATTGGAGCAACACCGCACAACATTATTTTAATGAATCGTTACGATGAAAACGGTGATTTGAATAAAATCGACTTGACTTCGGGAACAGTTGGTGTTGATATTCAATCAATGATTTTGAGCGCAACACCTTGGCAGGAACGTTTGTTTCCTTTCCCATTTGCTGAAACGTTCAACATCACGAAAACTGACCCAGTTTATGATACAAAACCTTCTGGTAATAAGTATCTAATCAAGCAGGGAATTCGTTCTTTTGAAATGGAATTAACTGATAAAAATGCTTCAACACGTATGTTGGAACAAGCAATGAAGTTCGGTTGTTCTGCATTGTCTTACTTTATCGTAGATATTGAAGGAAAAATAGAAGGTTACAAAACTTCTGAGGATTCAACTGATTTTTACCCTATTCCGATGTCGCAAAGCACGTTCAACGCAATGTTGAATTATGCTACTGACACGACTGTTCAAACAATCAAAATCACGTTTGACCAATCACAGTATTTCAATGATGGTTCATTGTATTACTTGACCGCATCTGATTTAGGTTATTCAGCAACAGAATTAGTTGGTTTAAAGTCTGCAACACAAGTTGCAACAACACCAACAACAACATCTGTTACATTGACAGTTACAAAACCAGCTGGAAGTGCTTTAACACCTTCTTATTTAGTAGGTTTAGTTGCTGCAAACTTTGCTATTTATAATGTTACGGATGCCGCAGCCGTTCCAGTGCTTACATGTACTGAAACAAGTGATGGTGTTTACGTTGTTACTTATGCAGCGGTTACAGGTGCGAAAACATTCAGTTCAACGATTACTGCAACAGGTTACGATGTTCCAGTGATTACTTATGCAGACCCTGCATAATGAATTGGGATGGAAGCCTTGGAAACACTTCTTTCAACGTTGAGTTCCTTCAATCCGTAACGGTTGATGAAGCTATTGCAACCCTCGCAAGTGAACACGTTTCACAAAATAGAGTTGTAAACGCATGGAAGAAAGCAAATCCAACGAAATCTGCAAAGGTTTCAAAGAAAAAATAGTAAATTAGCACTTTATTGGGAAAAGGGAGTTTCATTTGAATACTCCCTTTTTTTATACATTTTTCTTCAAGAAATGGCAACTGTAAATTTCACACGTATTGACAAACTTTTGGATGCAATTGCACAATTGGATGAATCAAAAATGTGGTTTTTTGCAGTTGATAAAGATGTTCAAGATGAAATAATTAGACTAAACACAGAAGAACAACTTGAAGAACAGGGAATTGATAGTTTGGGACGTGAAATTGGTGATGGTGATGGGTATTCACCGCTTACAATTATGTATAAAAAGATGAAAGGTCAACGATATGACCATATCACTTTAAAAGATACTGGTGAATTCTATAATTCATGGGTTGTACGTGTAACTGTTAATGATATTACAATTGATGCAAACGACCAAAAAGAAGATACAGCATTGTTTGAGGTTTATGGTGTTGACGTTCTTGGTTTAACAGAAGAAAATTTGACTTACATAAAGGAAATGATTTTGGAAAATTACATTAAATATCTACTGAATGAATTACTTTAAAACCATATCTGAAATAACAATGGACCGTTGGATGCTTTGCCAATCTGGTGACTTAACACAAACACGTCACTATTTAGCAGAAGGAACGCCAGATTTGGATTTAATGGCTTGGGAAATGTTAAACTATGATTATACAATGAAGTTTGGAATTCATAGAAAACAGGTGCGGTTTCTTCAACTTCAAAAACAGTTGATGTTGGTTCGTTTGGATTTGATTATTACAGGAGATAGATTTTTACAGAACAAAATTGATGATTTGGAATTGGAGTTGAAAACAGTATTTCCAGAACAGAAAGAAACAACAGAACTTGATGTTGAAAAAACGCTTATCACATTATCAAAATGGATGGGCCAAAAAATAGAATTAAAAGAAACAACGGTATTCAGATTTTTCACAATGTTGGAAATGTTCAACAAAGAAAACGAACCTGCAAAATAAATAAGTCATGGGAAAAAAGATTTCAAAAGTAGATATACAAGACGGTGACGTTTTATTGGATTTACGCGAAAGTGCAAAAGCAACGAAAATTCAAACAGAAGCGTTAAAAACTTCTTTGGAGTTAATTGATGAAGCAATTAAACAAATCAAGAAAGATGCACAAGGCATCAAAACAGGTTTATTTAAAACAAATCCAGCGGATGCGAAAAACCAAAAGGAATTTAATGACCAAGTAAAACAGGCAACCAATCTTGTTATCAATGAAGAAAAGGCGCAACGTGCAAAACTTCAAACATTGAAACAATTGGAAGTTACAAAACAGGCTCAAATAAGAACTGAAAACTTAATCAAAAATCAAACGACAAAAACGCTTACTGAATACCAAAAAGAAAGCCGTTTACTGAATGAATTACGAAATAAGTATAAAGACCTTGCAATTCAGAAAAAAGCGAACACAAGCGAAGCAAAAGCGCTTCTTGCTCAAATTACACCGCTTGACGCAAAGTTAAAAGCGATTGACAAAACAGTTGGACAATCACAACGTAACGTTGGTAATTATAGCAGCGCATTTGATGGTTTAAAAGGAAAAATGAACGGTTTAATTGGCGTTGCTGGTCAATTTGGTTTGGCGCTTGGTGGTGTTGCTTTGGTTCGTGGTGCAATTACAACCGTTGCAGAATTTGAAACACAAGTTGCAGACCTTTCAGCGGTTACTGGGCAAACTGGAAAAGATTTGGATTTCTTAAAAGAAAAAGCAATTGACTTTTCAAAGAAATACGGTGAAAGTGCCGCGTCAATTGCAACCGCATTCAAGTTAGCAGGTTCAGCACGTCCAGAACTATTGAAAAACGGTGCTGCAATGGCTGATTTGGCTGAAAAAGCAATTATACTTTCTAAAGCATCTGGTGATGATGTACCAACATCAATTGCAAATTTAACAGGAACGTTGAATGCGTTTAATTTACCAGCAACAGCGGCTGGAAAAGTTATGGATATTTTGGCAAACGCATCAAAAGAAGGGGCGCAAGAAATACCATATTTAACAGAAGCATTTACAAAATTTGGTGGTGTTGCTGCAAACGCTGGAATTGGAATTGCAGAAAGTGCAGCAGCGGTTGAAATACTTGGTTTAAAAATTCCAGAAGCGTCAATTGCAGGAAATAATCTAAAAAACATTATGATTATTTTGCAAACGCAAGCGTCAAAACAAGGGCGTGAATTTAAAGGTTTAACGGCTGAATTGGAAATGATGAAGCCAAAATTGAAAGATGTTGCAGCATTAGAAGCAGTTTTTGGAAAAGAAAACATTCTTGCGGCTCAAACCTTAATTGGACAAACAGATGAATTGAAGCGTTTCACTGGTGCATTAGATACAAATGGAACAGCACAAGAACAAGCATCTATTAAATCAAAAACACTTGCAGAAGCAGGAAAACGTTTAAAATCAAATATTGAAGGTTACGTTCTTGAAATGTTAAACGGTGTTGATGCGGCTGGTGGACTTGCTGGTGCAATGGATTTTTTAGCGAATAACATTGAAGATATTGTTTTTTGGATTGGTAAAGGCATTCAAGTTTTTATTGCTTACAAAGGCGCAATGCTGGCAATGAAAATGAAGGACAGAATTACTGAATTTGTGCAATTCAACAAAGCATCAAAAGATGGGGTTTCTGCAATGACGGAAGGCGCAAGTTCAGCAAAAAAATTCGGTTCTGCATTGAAGGGAATTGGATTTGGCGTTGCGATTACATTGGCTTTTGAATTAATAAAGGCTTTTTATGATATAGCAAGCGGAGCAGAAGCGGCAAGAGATGCGGCGGCTAGATTAGACGTTCAACTTGCAAAATCTTCTAAAGATGCGGCCGCTAGAACTAGCAAAAGAACAGAAGATGTTTCTTTGCAAATTGCAGAATTACAGCGCCAAAGAAACGAAAATAAAATAACTGAAAAAGAATTTTTAGCGCAGAAAAAAGCACTTACAGAAGCTACAAAAGAAGAAGTTAAAGCGGATATACAGAAAGTTAATGCCAGAAAAGCGAAATATATTGAAGAAAAAAAGGCACTTGAATTGAGAATTAAAACACTTGCTTTGGATGGTGGCATAATATCTAATGCGGCAATACGCGAATTAGGTTTTGAGTTGAATCAAGTAAATGCAAATATACGTGGCTCAAATACAAGATTGGTTGAATATTATAAAGAACTTGGAGCAGTTGGGGAAATAACTAAAGATTTAAATTCTGAATTAATTATTGAAGATACAAACCTTCAAGCAACAACAAAATCAACTAAAGAAAAAGCAAAAGCGGTTGAAGCATACAAAGTTCAATTAATCGAAGTTGATGAAGTTATTCGTAATTTATTTGATACCGATAAAGTTGAAAAACAATTGGCATTGCAAGATGAACGATTGAAAATAACGTCAAATATTGCAGTTCTTGAAGCGGAAATTGCACTTAAAAAAGCGGAACAAAGTGGTGATTCTAAAAAAATAGAAGCAGCAGAAAAGGCAGTTTTAAAAGCAAAAATTGATGCGATAAATACGCAATTGAAAATTGATTTGAAAAACTCAATTGGTGACCCTGCAAAGCAAAAAGAATTAGAGTTGCAGGCAGAATTGGATATTTTGAATTTGTCAAAAGACAAAACAGCCGAAATTGAAAAAGCTAAATACGAAGAAACCAAAAAATGGGGTGATTTAACAAACCAATATTTGCAGCGTGTTTTGGATGATAGAATTTCAATGTTGGATAAAGAAATTGAAGCGTCAAAAAAGCAACAAGAAAACCTTTCAGAAATGGCGAATAATGGGAACATAAACGCCCAACAATCAATTGCAAAACAGGCACAAATTCAAGCCGATGCACAAGCGAAAAAAGAAAAACTTGAAAGAAGAAAAGCGCAACTTGCAGCGGTTTCAACTTTTATTCAAACATTCTTAACAGAACGCGAAAGTGGTAAATCTTCAACAGAAGCATTTGCGGCTGCATCATTGGATAAAATAACACTTGAAACGATTATAAGCGCATTACCTACTTTCTTGGAAGGTTCAGACAGAACGCAAAATGTCGGTCATGGTGTTGATGGAAAAGGTGGTTTCTTATCAGTATTGCATCCAGATGAAATGGTATTTACAAAAGAAGAACGTCAAGCAATGGGTGGTTTAACACGTGAACAAGTAATTGCACAAGTTCAAAATTCAAAGGTTCATGAGTTTGGGAATATTGCTAGTTCTGGATGGGAAAACGTAGGTTTATCACTTGAATTGAATGGTTTAAAAACTGAAATGCAAGAAATCAAAAAAGCGATTATTGACAAACCAGTTTCCAACATTGAATTGGGTGCAATTACTCAAAAAACAATGGAAATAATTCACTCAACAAAACAAGGCAACAGAACAACACAATCAACATACATTGTAAAAGGATAAGGTCATGGATATAATGAAGCACGAAATCAACGGTATTGAAATAGCACCACTTAATGCTGATAAAATCGGTATTCGTTTAGATTTTACAGGTGATGCGGACGATGCTGTTTTAAATGTTGATTCAATTACACTAACAAATGAAGCATACACGCTAATTAATCAAAGCGTTGCTCAATACGGTTTGTTTCAAGGCATTCCGTATACTGTAAAGTTAGGAACTTTGACGCTGGAATACTTCGTTAATTTAACCGAAAACGCGCAATTCAGCGATTCAAGTGTAACATGCACAATTGTTAAAAGACGTTCAACAGGATGGTTCATGACGCAAGCAAACGCCACTTCTTGGGAGTTGTTGCATTCAAAAACTCCAATAACAGGTGAAATAAAGATTCCTTATGTAATCGTAAAAGACAACCAAGTTGAAACACTTATTACACTTGCATTAACTGGGTACGCATTAACAAAAGAATTGATTCAAGCAATTAAAGACGTTTCAGAAATGACAGCGGCAACAACACAGGCCGCAACGCCAAATGCAGGCGTACCACCTTCTTTAGATACTGGTGACATTATTGCTTTAGCCTTGAAAATTGCGGCTCAAATTATTTACATTGCAGCAATTACAATTGCATTAATCAAAGTTATTACACAATTGATTGAACTTATTTCGCCACGTGTACGGTATTTAAAAGGAAACAAAGTAAAATCATTGCTTACACAAGGTGCAGCGTATTTTGGCTATTCATTTAGCTCAACTTTATTGGACGCAATACCACAATTAACAATTTGCCCCGTTCCATTGCAGTCAACAAATCTTGATATTTTCAACGTAATTATTGGAAACACAACAACGTATTTCAATAAGCATTATCCAAGCGCAATGGACACAACACCAAATATTGGTGACTTATTTACGGAGGTTAAAAAATGGTGCAACGGTAAAATTCGAGTAATTGGAAACGTTGTACATCTTGAAAGACGTGATTATTGGTACACTCAAATGAGTGGTACAATCGTTAATACTTTGAATTTACAGGATAAACGTGAAAACTCACATACATACAACTTTGGTGATATGTGGAAACGTTACTACACGCACTATTTATTTGATTATGCAGATGTAAACACAATCAACAACATTCAAGGAATTCAAAGCGAAAAATCAACCGAAGCAATAAGCACAAACAATTCTGATATTGTAACAATTAAAGGGCTGGTTGATTTGCAATACAATTGGTCACTTGCAGCGCGAAAAAATAAATTGAATGTTGCCGAAACGGTACTTGTTGAAATTACGGACCAAGTAGATAGTTTAATAAATACGTTGGGCGGTAATTCATCTTTGAGTGCTTTGATTACTTCAAAAATCGGAGTAATGCAAATAAGTAAACAGCATTTCACAAATACAAAATTGATGTACACAGTTGGAGGGCGTCAACCAGCAAATTATATTGATTACATTGGTGCAAATGCGGTTTACTATACATATCATTATATTAATCAAGTATCTTTAAACCTCAAAGAAATTGGAAGTGCAACAATTCCATTTTCACCAACTCAATTGCAGCAATTAATTAATAACAATGTTGTGACGGATGAACAAGGTAATAAACTTGAAATACTTACCTTTGAATATATTTCAGAAGGGGCGCAAGCCGAAATTGAATATCAAATGCCTTCTACACTTGGTACAAACACGAAAACGATTACAATATTATGAACTTAGAAAAAATGAAAAAAAGCCTTGAATCATTACTTACAAATGATGTAATTCAAGGAATGACAGAAGAACAAAAAGAGCAAATCAACAAAGCGTTGAACACCAAAATAGATGTTGAAAATATTGACGCTCGTATTCAAGAACTTCATAACATAGGAAAGCATGGCATTAAAAATTAGTAACGAATCATACAACGGTTTACCAGCACTTTACGCAAACGCTGGAAAGCGAGTTGTGACGCAATTCAAGTTAAAGAACAATTATTATATTGGTTCGGGAACATCAAACACGTTCACAACGCTTGGCGATACAATTACGCTGCAATCTGGAAATTGGATGGATTGGGGGTTTTGTGTTGGTGATTCAATTACAATTGCATTTGATTCGTTTTTAGGTGGTGCAAATAATGGTGCACAATCATTTTCAAGAACAATTACGTACATAAATGGAAACATAATGTACATAAATACACCTTTAACTGGTGTGTTTGAAAATAGAACTTACCCAACAGAAGGTCAAGTTTCTGGAATGCGAATTAGTTCAACAAAGTTGCCTCAATCAATTGAATTCACTTTTAACTTAACAAAAAATGGTATTCAATCAGAAAGTTCTGTTTTAGATGCTGAATTAAATAGATTCATTTACAACTCGGTTGATACAATGGCCGTTTCTGACGTTGTTAATATGGTTCAATTAGGCAATAAGTCTGGTGGAATGATTGAAAGCGTTACACTTACTAGAACTGCAAATACAACAGCGTCAATCTACACTTATACAAACTTTACAGTTGATTTTGTGTTTTATCAATGGGCTTTGTTTGATAATCCTGCAATTTATGGTTTATCTTCTTGCGTTGCACCATTTATAAAGGCAAAATCTTTGCCTTTGGCTGGTAATCCAAATGGAGCAATGAATGACACCAACGGAGCAAAAGAAGCAAATACAGGGCGCTATGATGAAAACTTCAACGGAGCGCCAAATGCTTACGTTGTAACTTCATTTTCATTGCTTGATTCACTTGGTAATTCAATTGATAAGCCAGATTACAGCGGACCATCAAATTTTGAAGCGATTATTTCAGCGCCAAATCAATTAAATGGAACTTCTGTTTACAGAATTGGAATGGCATTTTTACCACAAAATGAAGATTTATACAAGAATTTGCCACTTTCAGCAAAGAATAATTTGCTTTTCAATTCGCCAAACGTAAACTTTTTACATTCAGCAACACCAGATGCAACTGTTTATGCTGGAAATGCAAATGCAGAAGGTGCGCAATTTGATTTCGACAACCTTAAATTCAGTCATTCTGGTGGCACTTTGACCGTTACTGGTAGAATTACACCTTCTGCAAGTTCAATCGCTTTCTTTGACGAATTAACAGACGGTGAACGCGAATTGGTTATTTGGGTGCAATTGTCGAATTATGCACTTACAGGAACTTATAGTAATGAAGTAAATTTATTGATTTACAACGGTGATTGTTATGATGCTCCAAGTGTAGGTGTTCAAATACCTACAATTGCACTACGTGAACTTTATGACCATGATGGAAATATAATTGCAGCGCAACAAACAACTACGGAAGATGATATGTTTTACATGCTTTCAGCGCAATTACAGGATGGTATTCAATATGACGGTTTTCGATGTGGTATTTCTGCAAGGAATTCTTTGACTGGTGAATCGTTTATTTTAGAAGATGTTTATTTTCCATTTACAAACGTTCCTTTTATCGGTGGAAAATATCAATTAGACGAAGTAATACCAAGAAATTTCAATTTACCACCAACAAGTGACAGAAACGAAGTGAGATTGTTTTTAAATCCAAGCTTTGATTCAAGTGGTTTTTATGGAATTCAACTTGAATATGGTTTTA